TGAAACCCATCTTAAAACATGGAACGGTATGCCAGCTAAAGTTAAAGAACTCCTCATGAAAAATGCCGATGTCATGAACAAGGCAGAGGAAGCTTCAAAGGCTCTGTCTAACTATGAATCGCTCACACCAAAACAGAAAGAGTTGCTGGCCAATGATGAGAGCATCCAAAAAGCAGTTGCTCGTTCTACTGATACTTTGACAACCTGGAATGCGACC